TATTGCAGAAGATAGTTCCGTCGGTATTTATGATTTCTTGAGCAACGGGTTCAAAGCAAGACATACTGGGGCGACAAACACTTCAGGAGCCACATACGTGTGGGCCGCCTTCGCTGAGCATCCATTCAAAACCGCCCGTGCGCGGTAACATCGACTTATCGCCCCAGACTCATGCCCTACCGACTTGGTGACAGGACATTAGCTCTTGATGTCCCATGGGAGCACAACGGTGTTCAGTATCCAGCTAACTGGTTGCGACTGAGCACGGCGCAAGATCGTGCAGAGCTTGGCATTGTCTGGGTCGATAACAGCCCTACTTGGAACCAAAAGTTCTACTGGGGTTATGACAACGGCGGGAACCTGCTTCCCAAAAACTACGCCGACCTTAAAGCACTTTGGATCGCCACTACTAAGGACACTGCATACAAGCTGCTGCAGCCGTCTGATTATTTGTGGCCCAAGCTGCAAGACGAAAGCAGCAGCTTTGCAGCAGCCAAGACTGCTTACGCTGCATCACCCTGGAGCACTTGGCGTTCCACCATCAGGACTGAGTGCGCTGCGATGGTAACTGCGATCGAAGCAACCGCTGACGTTGGTGACACTTCACCACATGCAGACTTTGGCAGAGTGCAAGCTTTGCAGGCATACATCGAGGGTGGAACGTATAACGTGTGGACGCCTGACCCTGATCAACCTGTTATCGAAGAACCAACACCAGAGCCAACGCCAGAACCTAGTCCCGAGCCAAGCCCAGAACCTAGTCCCGAGCCAACACCCTCGTTCGATTCTTCTCAAGTCACATCTGGTTTCTAAGCGTGATGAAACGACCTGATCCAATGATTGCCGGTAAGCCTGGAGCGCAAGACGTGCAAGCGATGCAAGCTCGGACGCTATGGCTTGAAGAGCTGTACTTCCTCGATGGTCGGGACCAAGCGTCCCATCCAATGCGAGGTTTGTTTACTGGTCTTTCAGAAAAGTATGCGTTGCTTGAAACAACCGACGGAATCTGATGGCTAAATCACTTAGCGGGAAAAATTTTGTTCCTAGCAAACCAAAAAAGACTAGGCAAGGTGATGGATCACATTCAAAACCGTCACATGGACGGAAGAAGTATCGTGGACAGGGAAAACGTTAATCCTCTTTCCAATGATCAAACTTCTCGTTGCGAGTGGTGTCGCCGTTTCAGCAGCTGTGCTGGCATCTCCTGCACAAGCCGACGGCTTCTATCTCAACCCTGAATGGAATGGCGGTTGGAGCGGATCTGACTTCGGCGGAGCTGTTTTTGACGGTCATGTTGGCTGGGAGTCTGGCGCGTTCTACATCCAGGGAGGACCATCTTGGCTGCAGCCTGACGCAGGTGATACTGAAATTGGCTTCTCTGCAAAGACTGGCGTCTCGGCTCCTGTTGCGGAAAAGCTTGATGTCTACGGCGAAGTTTCAGTCGCAAAGTACAAAGACATCGACGCCGGTTACGGCCTGAAGGCTGGCTTGAAGTACAAGTTCTGAGCTAGTTTTTAGCTGAAGTCCTCACACCACTTCGCGGCCCCTTAACCGGGGCCTTTTCATTATGCAAAAGCTTTTCAACGCCCTGTCTGTCGCATCCTTTGTGATGTCTGGAGCGATGGTTGCTGGAACGGTGGTGTTTTACACGCGTATTCCATCAATCACCAAGCACTACATGAGTGAGCTGCAAGGCGAGCTGACCAAGATGGTGACTGACATGGTGCCAAGCAAAATTGATGAGGCATTGCCAGAACTGCCGACAAGTACTGGCCCGGTTGTGCCCTTCAAGCTTCCATGAGCGACCAAGTCAACTCTCCTTCTCACTACACCAAAGGTCGAATAGAAGCGATCGAGGTTATTGAAGATGTAGTGGCTGGTGCTCCAGAGCCAGTAGTCGGCTATTTGGTGGGGCAAGCATTGAAGTATTTGCTGCGTGCGTGGCATAAGGACAATGCCTCGCAAGACCTGCAAAAGGCTTCTTGGTATTTAAGTCGTGCAATCTTGCGTCTGAATGCCCGAGATTCCTGAAATTGGAGTGCGTCGTATCTCTGTTCCAGAGATTCTTGAGTGGAGGTCAATCCCGCCGCAGAGTGTTCCGGATGCGCCGCCAGTTACGCTTCATCTTGGTTTTCCCGTGGCGGATATTCCAGGCTGCGTGGAGACTCGAAACTCAGCACCTGGAAACGAACAGATTTACACCGATGACCCGCGTGGCAACTTGGTTGTCTGCGGGGCGCAAATGCCTTCATACAGGCCATTGGACTTCACGCCCGGCACTCTGAATTACACAAGAGCAAAGCCACCAGCGATTGATCCAGACACAGAAAAACCGGCTGATGAATCAGATCAGCCGGACAACGCACCTCTCGAGCCGAGCACCAATCTCGACATCCCAAAGGTAACTCCAGAATTGCCATGTCCTCCCCCTGATGCAATTCCTTTAGGTGCGAAGAACAAATCGCAAACCGCCGTCATCATTGGTTACGAAAAGGTCAATGGCAGGTGTGAAGCGATCTATGAGCAGCTGGACGTACCAACGATCATCGGCAATTATCTTCCTGGTGCGCCTGCTGTGGCGACGACTGCAACGACGGTTGCGATCGCGACGACGGTTGCCATCTTCGTCAAGCCGTTAGGTGACGTTCTGCTCAAGGTTGTCAAACCTATCGTCAAAAAGACGATCAAGAAGATCAACGAGAAGGCTGGGAAGAAGGTGGTTGTTGAGTCTGTTTGGCAGCGCCGGAAGTTTCAGCGTTCTCTGCGTAAATAATTTTGTGTGTATGTGGCGGGATTGCTGGTGGTGCGTTGCTTACGACAACATCAGCACAGATTGCTGAGAAGGGTGAATCCGGGTGAAAGCTAACGCCATCTCTGATGAGGTCAGCACAGTTTTTAAGTCGCTTGATCTCGTAGACCATGCGCTCGTTAGCCAGCTTGGCGTCTAGCAGTGCTACTTGTTTTTCAGCTGCTTTGCGGCAAGCTCTGACGTGATGTCGATCTAGCGGGATTGAGATTGTGGCAGTAATCCCGCCATTGACCGAGAAATTCGTCTTTTGACCCGTACGGACAGGTTTATAGAAGAGGATATTGCCCGGATTATCGGGCTGGCCATCTGGGATGGCATTACCTTCCGGATCTTTCGCGCCAACAAGATCGAGAGTGTCATAGACAGGTTCTTGATAGTGCGATTCATACGGATTAGCCCAACTGGTTGTGGTGCTGAGGAATGGATTGATGTTTAGCGTTGCACCTTGGCAGCTAATACCTCCACCGTATGTGTTCGTAAATTGCCGACTTGGCACCACTTGTACAGCCTGATTGGTAACACTTCCAGAGCTATTTGCGACTGGAGCGGCAGTGCTGCTGACTTGTGCTTGCGCTGGAGCGGTAAGCAGCAACAGCGTTGCTATGACTCGCTTCATTGCGTAAAGGTACTTAGCGTCTCCGTGATTGATTCGATGTCAGTGTCGCGGCTGATGATCGTGTGCTCTACAAGTCCAGGTCCGTTAAGGGTTTCACTGAAAGAAAAGGAAGCAGCTTTGTTGACGATTTTCCACGATGGCTTTGTTGCAGGATCAAGCCCACGCCAAACACTAGAGATCCCGTTCACAGTGTTTGTCGTTGTGACCAAACTCATTGGAGCGATTGGCCCGTCAGGCTTAACGTTAGTGCCGGTCGCAGTGTATTCATAGCCAGTCCGATATTTGTACGAGTTGATGACCTCGTTGACCTTGGTCTTTGTGGTTGTCGTTGACTTCAAGGTGCCTTGCTGAAAGTTTGGCACCACAGGAATAGCCTCCGCCTTGGGCGCTGCAAGCGCCACGACGCAAAGAGCGACCCAAGATCCTGTCCGCATCACTTGATGGTGAGTTCTGAAGTCATTTGTCCGATTGCCAAGGTATTGGCTCCACCTGCTGTGACTGACATCGTGTGATCTGCGTTGATGGTGCCAGCCAAGCTGCCTGCAGTACCACCAGAGGTAGAGATGATGCTGCCAAAGTTGGCGGAATCACCTGTTGTTACTGCTGATGATGGGACGGCATCACCTTGGGTGTAGCTCTGGCTAAACGAGAAAGCTTCGCCTGGAGTGTCTTGAGTGGCGGCAATTGTGCCTGGAGCGTAAATACCACTTGTAATTGTTCCAGCCGAGATGGTGTTAACCGTGGTGCCATCTGTCGTATCAACGTTTGAGCCGCTGATGGAGAAAGATGAGCCAATTCGTTCTGCAGTCGTTACCGCACCACCAACTTGCAGTGAAACTGAAGACACAATCTTGTGCGTCAGATCTGCCTTGGCAGCAGGAGCTGCAAGTAAGGTGATCCCCAATACCAAGGCAAGACGGTTCATCGCTTCAGGGAAGTTTCCTCTACTTTAGGCATATCGTCTTTTTTCTTGCCATTAGCGCGTCCGACGTTTACACCGAACGATGCCATGGTTCCGGTTAGAAGCGAAGCGGGAAAAGTTGGATCCATCGCTTTGACATACCCCAAATAGTTAAGGCTGAGCATGGCGATTGACCAAGTGAGGACTGCAAGGCGGACAAAGTCACCAAGCAATGAAAAGTCCTTCTCTTGTTCTTGATTTTCTTGAGGCTCTGCCATGATGAAGCCAGTGCTAGCAACGGATCATGGTTGAAGTCTGGGCCGCCGTTGCTGGCGCGTCAATAACAGTTGCTGGCGTTGGTGTCTCAGGTCTCAACCGCCAAGCTCGACAGGGTCAAGACTCGCTAATCAGGCTTACCGCTGCTGTCGACAACCTTTCTGGCCGTCTGGATATCTTGCATAACGATATCAAAACTAAGGACATGGAGGTCTTTGCCAGGCTGAATGAACTGGAGCGTTCAGTGGCCAGGCTGGAAGGCCATACCGATAGGCACTAACGTAATAGTGCTATTCAAGGCAGTCCAATGCTTTTGATTCTCAAGCCAATCTTGATGACCGCATGGAAATCAAGGGCGTTTAAGGAATTGATTGTGGCGATGTTGGAGAAAATTGTCGCAAGGACTGATAACGACTTGGATGACCTGGCGGTCAAGCATGTGCGTGAAATGCTGTTGCCTGACACGAGAGTTGAAAAGTAGGCGGTGTCGGGCATCATCCAGCTGACCCTGCTGCTTATTGGCATGGCCTTCGCTCTGCTGCCGTTTTTCCAATTTTTCCGTGGTACGCCCCATCAGCTGGCTGCAATTAAGGAGCTTGAGCAGTCCGTGCCGCAAGAGCTATTGGATGAAGACGCAGACTGGTTCCAAGCTTGGAAAGAAAGCGGGTATGACCAGCAGATCTATATGCCCTACTTCAAGCAACTCGACAACAAAACTGGAACGGGCTACCGCGAGTGCTTCAGCTCAGCGGCTGCCATGGTGGCGGCGTATTACAAGAAGGTGCGTACAGATGATGAGTACAACAAGATTCGCGCCAAGTACGGAGACACCACGTCTGTAGAGGCTCAGCTAGCAGCACTACGCAGCCTGGGTCTGGAAGCTGAGTTTCGTAAAGACGGCGATGCCGACATGGTTGAGCTAGAGGTTGAAGCTGGCAGGCCAGTGCTCGTTGGCTGGTTGCACGCCGGAAACATGCTTCGTGGCGAACCACCAATGTGCAGTGGCTTGGGTTGCGGCCATTGGAGCGTGATTAGTGGTTACGCGGGCAAGAACAGCAACGACCCTGAGTGGATCATGCAAGACCCTCGCGGTTACCCCGAGATGGAGAAGGGCGGCCATAGCAATCCGCATCTAGGACGTAACGTGCGAGTGAGGCAGGCTGCGTTCTATCAGCGTTGGCAGGTTGAAGGGCCTGGCACGGGATGGGTAATCCTGGTGAATGAGTAATTTCTATTGGCTGTGGGCGTATATCAGTGCTTTTTGGACGACTGTTGTTGTGCAATGCGCCAAGCCAGTGAACTGGGATCAGTGCTCACGAGTGAATGATTGGCTCGTGCCGTGGGTGCGAGACGTAACCGAGATGTATCAAAAAGGCGCCTATCACACTGAAAAGAAAATTTTGAAGCAATCTGAGTAAGATTGCGTTTTACACCTTCGGGAATGGCAGTTCTTTGCGATTGGGAAATCAAGGCCAGGTGTCAAAAGAGCCAGATGGTCGTCCCATTCGATGCAGAGCTGTTGAATCCAGCCAGTCTGGATGTGCGATTGGGTGACCACTTGATGGTGGAGAGCATTTATAGCCCTGAGCTAGTGCGTATCAACATCGCTGACAAGACAGAAGATGACCCGTTCATGCTTCAGTCCGGCGAGTTTTGCTTGGCTGAGACACTTGAGCTGTTTAACCTGCCCGACGACATCAGCTGCCAATTTGTACTCAAGTCAAGCCGCGCACGATCTGGTCTTAATCACTTGCTTGCTGGTTGGTGCGACCCAGGCTGGCACGGAAGCAAGCTGACGCTCGAGTTGAAGAACGAACGGCTGCATCATCCGTTGCCGCTGTATCCAGGGCTGAAGATCGGTCAGATGGTCTTCCATATGATGTCCAACACGCCAATGCGTAGCTACGCCGAAACGGGCCATTACAACAATCACTTGACAGTGATGCCTGCTGTGGCATGACTTGAAAAGAATCTTCAAGGCTATGGGCTGGGCTGACTGGATGGTCGTCAACCAAAGCCTTGAGGAGGAGCTAGAGCTGGAGCGCGGCGTCAGGGAAGTTCAAGCCACGACTGATGAAGCAGCGCTAAAAGCATTTTGCGTTTCGCTCCTTAGGACCAACTGGCACCAGGCCAAACTTTTAAAGCAGGCCGTTGGTCATATTGCTGAACGGGATTTCTTGGAAGAAGCATCAGCCCCATAGGCGGCACTGACGCGCTCAAAAAATTGCTGCGCACACCAGTCATGGTATTCAGCAAAATACTTCGTCATCCCGCAGTACTCGACCCCCCAAAACCAAGAGCCGCCTTTACTGACTCGCCTCATCGTTGGCTTTGGCATTTTTCATGTGCTGGATGTAGATATCAGCCTGCCAAAGGTCATTAGAGAATTGCCTTTGGCCATCAGGGCCGCAACTGCAGTATCGAGGCTCGCCAATCGGTTCAACACCCTGTGTGATGTAATAACCATCCCCGTAATCCATGGCATCAGGTGGAATGTCGCCAGAAGTAAGCGCAGTCTTTTGCGAAGCTTCCACCAGTCATCCTCCCTTCAGGACAGCCAACATTGCAGCTGGCTTTTACTATTTCCCAGTGTATGCAGTCCATACAGCGCGGCTGGGAACTGTCCATTGTCTTGATGTCTGCGTAGAGCTGCTCAGCTTCTAAGACTGCCTGCTCAAGCTCAGTAGCAGAAAGTTGGTAGGAGACTTTCTCGGTCTTGGTTTTTATCTTGACTCGCCATCCATCGCCGTCCTCACTGAGGACCATTCGTCCGGCGTGATAGCGCAAAGATGCCACAAGTTATTGGCATGTCGCCCTTAGTATCTCAGCCGCTTCAAGGGCTGCGCTATGGGTATGACACGGAGCACCCCAATAAACGACTGAGCCATCAAAAAACCAAGGTTTGAACAAAGGCATGATGCCAAATGTCACAAGATGAACTCCAACTGAATTTGGTTGACGCATGGCTATGATTTGGGTTCTTCACCCTGAAACGGGCGAAGGACAAGTGACCTGCAGCGGATCAGGTGCGAGGGGTGCGGATGCGTGAGTCGGCCCTAGTCCGCAACCAATTCTGATGGCCTAAGTGATGTAAGGCCAAGAAAGTTCAACATCTTTTTGCCAGGCGTCATCAGTGAAGCCTCCCCTTGAGGACACATAATCCCGAAAGACCTGTTGCAGGTCGGTTTTAGGCATGCCAATTAGAGCTGCCTGAATCGCGACGTTTGTCCGACCCTGATACAGCTCGTTCAACGCATCTTCAAGCGTCATGGGGCCAAACGCGCCTTGCCCAGACGCTTCTCGATGTAGTAATTCATAACCTCAGGCGCCCATTGTTGCAGGAAAGGAACCATCAAGTTACACAAATCGACGATCTCAGCTTGTGCATCGAGCTTTGACCTTAAATCTAAAAAATGCAGCGCACTTCTCAGATTGAAGCTAACAACGAAGTTTTGCCGGAAATCAAATGGCAACATGCTGCGAGCATGCTCCTCTGAATAGCCTTCCTGAATCTTGTACGCATAAACCATAGCCAATCTTTTAGCGACCTCAATATCAGTCTCGCGTGTTTTCTTGGTGTAGGCATACTTTTTGCCGAATCGATCGACATAGCTTCCAACGCCACGGAAGTAGAACACGTCCTCGACATCAGCCTGCCCTTGAGCCAAGGCAACAACACGCTTACCCGTATATCGCATTGACTGCACGTCAAAGCTGATGCCAACACGGTGCGTCCTCGCCTGCTGCATCACACAGTGGGGAAAGCCTGAAACCGCAAAGCTGATCGATGGATGCTCAAGCGGTCCATAGTGACCACGCTCGCCAAGCAGCAGATGCTTGACCACCAGCTCACCAGCTTCTGTCTCTGGTGGAGCCTGCACATCAGCGACTGCACCTTCGTAGTAGTCCTGATGCATTGCAAGCCAGATCAAGCGTTGCGGCTCGAACGATGCGCTAATCGGCTTGACGTGAAAACGTGGATCCATCATTTGATTACCTCGATTGCAGCACCAGGCCAGCGAGCCTTGCCATAACGGACAGCGTCGCGTTGCGTTTCGGCTTTCAGTTCAACCTTCATCGCAGCCATCTGCGGTCCACGCACCAACAGCTTGTACAGCTTCGTGTGAGCACCTTTCCTCGGATGGCTGATGCCATCGCCGTATTGAGCCTGGGGATGATTGTCATCCCATTGAAATTTGTTCAAGAGTTTGATTCCTTGGCGATTTGGCGCAAAGCATCTTGCTTTGCCTTTTCGTACAACTGATCAGCTTGTAAAGGACCGATCAGCGTAGATATGGCCTGCCTGAAGTACGACAAGTGATAAGCCTTCAATTTTGAAGACTCATCTTGCTGGACTTGCTTAACACGAGTCATGAATTTCTTGCATATTTGTACCTTAAGACTCATTGCGTGAATTTTGTCAAACTCAGCAGTATCCCTTTGCTCGTACATCTGAGTTTTTATATCTTCAATCGCATTAGAAAGCTCTTCCTCAAGAACTTGCAAGTCAGAAGTACTTAGAGTTTCAATGTCAGCAACGTACATAACCTTGCCGAGACTTTCGCTGCGATAATAAAAATTTGCCATTGATAAGGGGGGTAAGACGCAAGCTTAAGGCAGAGTCACCTTTATAGCACTGCCATTTGAATTGATATAAGCCAAAGGATTGGCTCTGCGGATGATCCATGCACCGGCCTTGCCGACAGGCGAAATGCCAGCAGGCAGGGGACCTGGAGCTATCGGGTTTAAGTACTGAACCGTCCAGCTGGGC